ACAAGCGGGTTGACGAGAGGGCACCTTCGGGTGCCCTTTTTTGTTGTTGACACACTTTGAAAAAGGTGTATATTGCAAGTACTCCGGGGTTACCGGCGTATCAAACCAGTCCCGGCTGGACGACATGCAGATTGATACGCTTACTTGCATGTAAGGACATCATGGCTTCTTCTACTACCCAATCCATTTGGCGCTCGGGCGGCGGCGACACGACTAAAACCGCGTACGCAGGCACCATGGTGATGACAGCGGCTTTCTACATTGCCAACGTCGCAGCTACCTCACGTAACGTGCAGCGTTCGGCCACCAACACCACTGCTGTGATCCTGCCAATTGGCGCAGTTGTGACTTCTATTGCCATCGCGGTTACCACTTCTACTGGCGGCTCCAGCCCGACTGTTGATTTCGGCTTTACCCTGTTCAACACCGGCACGGCGTCTACTGCTGCTCTGGCCAACGAAGTCCCCTCGGACGCTCGGTTGGAAGTCAACCTGAACTCCACCACAGATGGCGCTTCTATGGGCATCCCGATGTCTGCCACTGAGATGGTCTACCTGACCGCTGGTGTTGGCGCTTCTGCTGCCACTTCCGGCACCATCACAGGTTACGTCACGTACTTCGTCCCAACCGACGGCCAGTACACTGCCTAATTAATCTCGGGGGCTTCGGCCCCCACTTTTCAGGAGATTAGTTATGAAGCAGCAAATTGCAACTAAGACTGGCACAGGCTCCAGCAACATCCTTGCGACCGACCTGTACATCAGCCCCTTCAATGTGGGCTTTGGCGTTGTGGCTACGGGCGTAGTGACGTACACAGTCCAGCACACCTTTGACAATATCGCCACCGTGGCTTCGCCCGTGTGGTTCCCGCACCCCACAATTGCAGCGAAATCTGACAATCAGGACGGCAACTACGCCTTCCCAGTGGCTGCGATCAAGGTGCTGGTTACTGCGGGCGCGGGCACGGCTACCATGACCATGATTCAGGCCGGTATTGCCTAATGGCTTACGTTGGCTACACAGGCGTTGCAAATCAGGCAAATACCAGCGATGGGTTTGCTTTGCAGGTCAGTGCGGCCAATGTACCCGGTGCGACTCCCGGTGATGATGTTGGTGATGATGGCGTTGTAGATCGTTACGGCGCTTCAAATGGCCTGACGTTCTACATCGCTGACGAAGGCGCACCCGGTTATGTCTTGCAAGAGTCAGGTGACAAAATTGTATTGGAATCCTCATAATGGCTGACCAAAAAATATCGGCAATGCCTTCGGCAAGCGTCCCCCTTACGGGCGCGGAGCTTATCCCCATGGTGCAGGGCGGGGCAAACGTCCAGTCCACGATGGCAAACTTTGGCGACTATGCTCGTTCGGAGTACTTCAACCACGGCGCTTGGCAGGACACCACCACTCAGACGGGCAGCATCACCGCTGGCACACCGTTTACCTTCAATACCGCAGACGTATTGGACGGCGTTACGCTGGTTTCAGGGTCAAGACTTACAGTGGCGGTTACCGGCGATTACAACATCCAGTGGAGCGGTCAGTTCCAAAACGTCGAGAACGAAATTGAAAGCGTGACCGTGTGGCTGCGCGTAAACGGCGTAGATGTACCCGGCTCTGCTGGCGTCATCAGTTTGGCGGCACGCAAAAACGCAACAATCTTTGCCCGTACGATTATTGGGTGGAACTACTTCCTGTCGTTGACCGCAGGACAGTACGTTCAGATTGTTTGGTTGCCCAGCGTGGCTTCTATCACCGTACCCGCTTTTCCCGCTAGCGCTGTGACGCCTATTTACCCTTCAACCGCGTCCGTCATCGTGACGGTCAACCAAGTTGGCTAATCATGGCAACAAAGAAATCCCCGGCATGGACACGCAAAGAAGGCAAGTCAGAGACGGGCGGCTTGAACGCGAAGGGCCGAGCCTCGGCCAAAGCGCAAGGCATGAACTTGAAGCCTCCCCAACCCGAGGGCGGCAGCAGGCGCGACTCTTTCTGTGCCCGGATGTCCGGCATGAAGAAGAAGCTCACCAGCGCAAAAACGGCCAAAGACCCGGACAGCCGCATCAACAAAAGCCTTCGGGCTTGGAAATGCTGATATGAACGAAATCCAACTAACTGACCGCGAAGAAGCCATTGCACGGAAAGCGGCAAAGCTGGCCATTGAAGAGCTGTCGGGCGAGTTCTACAAAAAGGTCGGCAAGACGGTTGTAGAGAAGATGCTGATTTGGCTTGGCATGTTGGTCGTCGGCTTTGTGATCGGCAAGGGCTGGTTTCCTAAAGTTTGATATGCCAAGCGTCAGTAAAAAACAACACAATTTCATGGCGGCTGTGGCCAATAACCCAGCATTTGCCAAGAAAGCAGGCGTCCCCCAGTCCGTGGGACAGGACTTTACCAAGGCCGATAAAGGCCGCAAATTTTCAAAAGGTGGTGACACTATGGCTTCCAAAATGAATCCCGGCTTCATGGCAATGATGGCAAAGAAAAAAGGCGGCGCTAAAGGCGACATGCCTGCCGCACTGGCAAAACACGCCGGTAAACCCGCTTCCAAAGCCCACGCTGGCCTCAAAGCCGGTGGCATGACCAAGATGGCCAAAGGTGGCTCTATTGACGGCTGCGCTGTCAAGGGTAAAACCAAGGGCACGATGGTCAAAATGGCTGGCGGCGGCAAGTCATGCTAAGGAGCTGACATGGCAAAAATACGTCCAAAACTCGCTGAGATGGAGCTGCTTGAAGGCGGCGGTGCAGGTGGCATGGGCGGCGGTGGCGGTAAGGGAAGTCTGGGGCCGTGGCCCAAGGATATTCGCCTAACTCCTGCTGAAAGCAGAGCAAGAGAAGAAGCCGTTTCTGCAATTAGCCGCAGCAAAACACCACCAAAGGAAGTGCTTGCTGCGGAGGACGCTGCTAAAGCCGCGCTTGAAAAAGCCAGCGGTAAACTTAAAAGCAGTGTTGACTGGAAGCGTGGTGGCAAAGACGCGGAAAAAAACGTAGAAAAAGGCATGAAAAAAGGCGGTATGACCTCGGCTTCCAGACGCGCTGATGGCATTGCCCAACGCGGGAAGACACGCGCATGATGCCGAGCCGAGGCATGGGGGCAATCTCCCCCAGTAAGATGCCCGGCGGCAAGAAGAAGGCTCGCAAGGACGACACTGACTTCACCCAGTTCAAAGAGGGTGGTAAGGTCAATGCGGCGGGTAACTACACGAAGCCAGACGTACGCAAGCGTATCGTGAGCCAAGTCAAAGCCGCCGCGACTCAGGGCACGGGAGCTGGAAAATGGTCAGCCCGTAAAGCGCAGCTTGTGGCCAAGAAGTACAAAGCCGCAGGCGGCGGGTACAGGGACTAAAGTGAAAGCACCGCAGAAATCCCTCAAGGACTGGGGCGACCAGAAATGGCGCACTAAGTCTGGCAAACCGTCTTCCAAGACGGGGGAGCGGTATTTGCCCGAGAAAGCCATACAATCACTCAGCCCTGCCGAATACGCTGCAACCACAAAGGCCAAGCGTGCCGGTAAAGCAGCAGGCAAGCAGTTCGTGGCGCAGCCCAAGCGTATCGCAAAGAAAACAGCAGGGTTCAGATAATGGCAACCTCCGGCACAGCAGCATTCAACCTTGACCTGACAGAACTGGTCGAGGAGGCGTTCGAGCGCGTCGGTAGCGAGTTGCGCACGGGCTATGACTTAAAAACTGCACGGCGTTCCCTGAATCTGTTGTTCGCTGACTGGGCCAATCGCGGCGTGAACATGTGGACGTTCGAGCAGGGCTCCATCACGATGATTCCGGGCCAAGCCACGTACGACCTTCCAGCAGACACAGTGGACCTCTTGGAGCACGTCATCCGCACGGGTGCAGGCAACTCGGCCACACAGGCTGACCTGACCATCACGCGCATCAGTGTTTCTACCTATGCCACGATCCCCAATAAACTGGCCCAAGCCCGCCCGATTCAAGTCTGGATTGAGCGCCTGCAAGCCGCCCCGAGGATCACCGTTTGGCCCATCCCTGATGCCAGCCAGACATACACGTTCGTGTACTGGCGTATGCGCCGCATTGACGATGCTGGTAGCGGTGTGAATACGATGGACGTTCCGTTCCGGTTTATTCCCTGCATGGTGGCGGGACTGGCCTACTACTTGGCCATGAAGGTGCCCGGCGGTGTGGATCGCCTGATGGTGCTCAAACAGCAGTACGACGAGGCTTGGCAGTTGGCCGCTGATGAAGACCGCGAGAAAGCATCCGTGCGTTTCGTGCCACGTCAGATGTTCATTGGAAGCGGTACGTAAGTGGGAAACCGTTTCTCCTCCGGCAAAAACTCGATTGCCGAGTGTGATCGGTGCGGGTTTCGGTTCAAGCTGACTTCCCTGCGGAAAGAGACCGTCAAGACGAAGATACGCGAGATTCTGGTGTGCAGCAGTTGCTGGGACCCGGATCAGCCGCAGTTGATGTTGGGCATGTATCCGGTAGATGACCCGCAGGCGGTTCGTAATCCCCGCCCAGACCGCAGCTACGTGGCCTCTGGCCTGTTGGCGGATGGTTACCAAGGGCAGGGTAGCCGGAACATCCAGTGGGGCTGGAATCCGGTTGGAGGTTCTCGGTTTTTCGATGACGCACTGACGCCAAACCTCTTGGCTTTAGGCGTGCAAATTGGTACAGTCAGTATACAAATTGGAGCGTAAAATGGCATTCAAATCAGCAGCAGACGGCGTAGCCTCCAAAGGCAAGACCAAGGGCAAGAATCTGGGCGACAGCGGCCCCTCCGTAGCCATCCAAAAAGGTGGCAAGGGCGGCAACGGCGGCAAGACCAACGAAGAGATGCTCAAACTGGGCCGGGGTCTGGCCAAGGTCGCAAACCAAAAGCGAGGTTAATCATGGCTACAAAGAACAACTTGTCGGCTGCGTCCTACGCCAAGCCCCACACCATGTCAGGTAAACCCGTGACTGTGGAAGCCAATCCGGGCAAGCTGCCAAACCGCAGCAAGCTCGATACCGTTGACGCAACTGTGGGCAACATCAGCAAGTCCGCCGGTAGCGAGACAACCAAAACTGCGGGCACTGTGACTCGCGGTAACGGCTGCGCTACCAAGGGCATCACCGCCCGTGGGCCAATGGCATAACTAGGGTTTACCCGTGAACTATACGCAGCTTGTTGCGGCTATTGAGTCGTACACGGAGAACCAGTTCCCAGTCACGTACTTGGCGGACGGCTCTACCGTGTCCAGCACACAGCAGATTAACCGTCTGATTGAGCAGGCCGAGCAGCGCATATACAACTCGGTGCAGTTCCCGTCGATTCGCAAGAATGTGACCGGTAGCATCACGGCCAACAACAAGTACTTGGCTTGCCCAAACGACTTTCTGGCGGTGTATTCAATTGCGGTAATTGACTCGCTGGGCGTGTATGAGTTCTTGCTGAACAAAGATGTGAACTTCATCCGCCAAGCATATCCCCAGCCAACAGATACGGCGCAGCCCAAGTATTACGCATTGTTCGGGTCGCAGACCAACGACCCAAATGAGTTGACGTTCATCCTTGGCCCCACACCGAACCTAACGTATGGTGTTGAGCTTCACTATTACTACTACCCTGAGTCAATTACAACTGTTGCCTCTGGTCAGACATGGCTGGGCGATAACTTTGACTCTGTGCTGCTGTATGGCAGCTTGGTCGAGGCGTACACGTACATGAAGGGTGAAGCTGACCTTGTTACGCTGTACAACACCAAGTACAACGAAGCCCTTGCTCTGGCTAAACGTCTGGGTGATGGTATGGAGCGTCAAGACGCCTACCGCAGCGGACAAGTTAGGATCGCAGTCACATGACCATCGCACAAACAGCAACGACCAGCTTTAAAATTGAACTGCTTCAGGCAGTTCATAGCTTTGGCCCCACGTCCCCTGACACGTACAAGATTGCGCTTTACACGGCGCTGTCAACGATTGGTCCCGGCACTACTGTATATACAACAACGGCTGAAGTTGTCGGTACGGGCTACACGGCTGGGGGTAACACACTTGTAATCTCTACAAGCCCTACGTCTGGCAACAACAACCTTGGAGTTCCCACTGCCTTCATCAGCTTTGCTAACTCGTCTTGGCCTGCCTCGACATTTACAGCCCGTGGTGCATTGATCTACAACAGCACTGAAAGCAACAAATCTGTAGCGGTGCTGGATTTCGGCGCGGATAAGACCGTTTCTAACGACACATTCCAAATAATTTTCCCAACCGCCGATGCCACCAGCGCAATCGTGCGAATCAGCTAAACAGGAGCTTACATGCCAATCGAAAACAGCCAAACTCAAGATGCCGTGCAAGCAGGCATGATCGCCAACAAAGCGTCAACTGAGCAAATGGGGGCCGGTGGCGTATACACCGTTGAGTGCGTCGGCGCTGACGGCCAAGTCAAATGGACCGACACGTTCCACAATCTCGTGATGAACGAAGGCGTGCAGGACATGAACGCCAAGTACTTTAAAGGCGCTACGTACACAGCCTCGCCCTTTCTTGGTCTTGTTATTGGCCCCGGCTCGGCCACTACATTTGCCGCAACAGACACGTTAGCATCCCATATTGGCTGGACTGAGAGCACGGATTACGCAGGCGCACGCAAAGCAGTCACGTTTGGCACGGCTACAACAGCTAATCCATCAGTTATATCTAACTCTGCGTCCCCATCGTCGTTTG